TGCTGACCGCCGCCGATGAATTTCGGTCCATTCCCGCCAATCGGCCGCCCCAATGGCCGGGCGACGGCCTGTCGATCTTTGCGGGGTATCAGAACACAATTCTGTCGCCCTCCGACTTCACAAGCGGCGACTGGGCGAACACGCATATAACGACGCCAAACGCCATCCTGGCGCCCGACGGTAGCTTGACCGCCGATCTTCTCACGCACGACGGCACTACGAACGGGAATGTTGCGCAGCAGCTCCCTGGTGGTTTCGCGGATGGAGCGGACAACGCCTCGCTGCTTTGCGTGAGGAACAACAATTCCGAGAGATCGCATTTTCAACTTCGCTCGCCCCCAAGCACGATGCTCGATGTGGACATATACTGGGACGCGGCCGAAATCTCGAGCGTTTCCGTCAATCAGGGCAGCCCGACCAACTTCGGATACAGGGAGCTGAAAGAGGGCTGGTATGAGCTGCAGGGCCTGGTGACACTCCCTGCCGGAAATACAGGCAACAAGTTCTATTTCGAAGCCGACGCGGATCGCAGCGGCAAAAGCGTTTATGCCTGGGGGGCGGGCCTCTACGAACTCGATTTTGCGCCTCCGTTCGAGCCTGCGACGCGGGAAAAAACCACGATCACCGACCCCGATTTTGCAGCGCTTGCGGCAAAATACAGTCTTTCGGACGGGTTCAAGATCGATGTGACCTTCACGCTTTCGCGCCTCTCCGACAATGCGCCGCGCTGCCTTTTCGCGCTAGGCGATGGTGCAGACGACAGCATCTGGGCGGAGATCAGCTCCGCGAACACGGTGAAGATGTATCTGCGGAACGGTGCGACCAACGAGCTTGTCATCGAAACCGGCGCTTTCACGACGACCGGCGAAAAGACGGTCACATTGACGGCGAAAAACGAAGCCTGGGCGCTGGCTGCGAGTGGCGTTGCAGGCGCCGGCGATGCCGGGAGCTACACAATCCCGGCTCTCACTACGCTCCGGTTCGGGAGCCGGTTCGGGGACGCCGATTACTGCAATGGCGTCCTGAAAAGCTTCGGCCTGCAGAAAGCGGCCTAACCCGCCGGGTGTCTACGGAAGCCATTCCATCTGTTCACCGAAAATTGGAGATAACCATGGCCCTGAAGTTATCCGTGGCGGCGCGCAATGCCCGCAATGACGCGCTTGTTGCCGCCATCGGCGGCGGCGCGCTGCTCAACTTCTATTCCGGCGCTCGGCCTGCAAGCCTGGCGGACCCGATCACGGGCGACCTTCTCGCAACGCTCACCTGCGGAGATCCGTTCGCGCCGGCCTCCAGCGGCGGCGTTATTACCCCCAATGCCGTGACGGAAGACCCAAGCGCGGATGCAGACGGCGTTTGCACTCACTACCGGCTTTTCAAGGCGGATGGCGTGACCCCGCTCATGGATGGCGACGTGACGGAAGAAGACGGCGGCGGCGACATCGAGATGAAGACGACGACCTTCACCATCGGGAACCTCATTCTAATGAGCAGCTGGACGATCACGGACGGCGGCGCCTGAAGCCGAAAACCAACACATCCCGCAGGGCAGACCGATGGATGCAATCGGACAAGGTTTCGACAGCGAGCTGATCGGCAGCGGATCGGCAGCGGCAGGGGTCTCGGGCGAGGGCGCGAGCGTGGTGCCAAGCGCGGTATCGGTCGGATCGGTCAAGGTCGCGATCGATCTTTCGGGGGAAATGACGATCCCGAATGCGGTCAGCGAGGCGGTTGCCGCGACCCCGGCGGGAAGCGCGGTCATCTCGCTTTCCGGCACATTCCAGCGCGCCGGGACGCCGCCCGCGGAGCTGGGCGACCAGGTGTTGCAGTTCATCCGCGGGGACAGCGCCTGGCTGGTTTTCGACCTCGCAGACCAGGACGGAACCGCGATCGATCTTTCGCGGTGGGAGGGGATGCGCTTCCAGCTTTCCCGGTTCCGCCGTCAACCCGTCGTCTCGAAAAGCCTGCCCGAGGGGATCCATATTGCCAATGAGAAGGGGGGGCGGCTTGTCGTTGAGCTGGCCGCTGCCGACACAAAGGATCTGTCGCCGGGCGACTACTATTTCGAGCTGCAGCTCACCGACAATATCGCGGGCGTGGCAACCGTCGCCCGCGGGCGCCTCGCGCTGCAGCGCGACCGGATCCGCTAGGGAGAGACCATGAGCAACGATCAGGTGGAAGAGACCGATATGCTGGTGCAGTTCCTCGACGATTACGACTTCCGGCCCCCGGAACGGCCGGCGGCCACCGTGGCCTACAAGAAAGGCATGACGATGACGGTGCGCCGCGTCTGCGGTGAACAGGCAATCGCGGCCGGAAAGGCTACAGAGGTGGTGCGAAATTCAGCCAGCGCCCCCACGGTTTCGGTCGATGATGGCGAAGGCACAGTGTCGGAAACGACCGACGGCGAAGGAGTCGAGAACGAATGACCGGCACGCCCGCCGGGAAGAAGACGGCCCGTCTCGCTTTCGACAAGCGAAGCGAAGCGGCGGACGGCTACGGCAACACGAAGGGCGACTGGGAGGAGCAGTTCCGCCGCCTGGGCTGGCTGCATCCGCTCAAGGGAGGAGAAGAGGTCATGCAGGCGCGTCTCGCCGGGAACGGCCGCGCGATCGTGACCATAGACAGGGACACGCAGGCGAAGCTCATCGATCCGACCTGGCGGCTAAGGCATCTCGATCGCGAAACGGTGTGGAACATTCGAGACGTGCTCTGGCCCGACGACAGGCCCACGGAAATCGATCTGCTCTGCGAAAGCGGAATCGCGGCGGGCTGAGCGATGGCATCGAACATATCGGTGGCGCGTCAGCGCAGCCGCATCAAGCGGAAGATCAAAGCGCTACAGAAGGCGCCCGAAGCGGCCTATGTGCGTGGCCAGCTAATGGGGTCCGGCCGGGAACTCGCTGCGATGCAGCGGCGCCATGTGCCGCGAGACAGCGGCGACGCTTATGACTCGATCCAGGTGAAGCCGGTAAACGGCAAGATCGCCGTTCGCGTGACGGCGGGCGGGCGAAAAACCTTCTATGTCCGCTTCATCGAGTTCGGCACCCGAAATGCCAGCGCCCACCCCTTCTTTTTCAGCAGCTGGCGCTTGATGCGGAAGCGAATTGCAAAGCGCATCCGAAATTCGATCAAGGTGGCTGCGAGGCGAGCATGGCGGAAATAGACAGTCCGGCGCTGGCGCTGCAGGCGGCCGTCATCGCCGCGGCGGGCGACTCGGCGGATGTAACGGCGCTGATCGGGGATCCGGCGCGGATCTACGACCGTGTGCCGGCGGATGCCGCGTTCCCTTATGTGAGCTTCGGCGCGCATCAGGAAATCGACGATAGTTTCGAATGCCATGAGGGCACGGAGATCTGGTTCGAGATGGATATCTGGGACCAGGAAGCGCACGGCAATGTTCGGATCGGCCGGATCCTGCAGGCCATGAAAGGCCTTGTCACCGAAGCGGCCCTCACGGTTAACGGTCACAAGCTTGGCGTTCTGAAATTCCGGGATGCGATTTACCTGCGCGATCCGGACGGCATTTCGCGGCGCGTCAGAGCCACATGGCGCGTGCTGACCGAAGAGAGTGGCGACGCCGCCTGACGCGGCAATCCAGGAGAGAAAAATGGCTACCGGAACAAGTGTGAACGGCAACAAGCTGTTGCTCCAGATCGGCGACGGGGCGAGCCCGGAAACCTTCTCGCAGCCCTGCGCGGTGAACAGCAAGGAAATCGACTTCTCGGCCGAAATGAGCGAGGCGGACGATCCCGATTGCGACGATCCGACCCTGCCGATGTGGAAGGCCCGCATCGTCAAATCCCTGTCGCTCGGCATGACCTGCTCGGGCCTGCTCAAGACGGAAGCGCTGGAAACCTGGCGCGGCTTCTTCATGGGCGGCGTTTCGAAGAACTGCCGCGCGGCGCTGGATCTGCCGCTGGCGAGCACTGGCGGCTATTTTGCCGGCACCATGGTCTGTTCCGGCTTCAAGATCACGGGCGAGGATGGCGACTTCACCACCTTCGAAGCGACGCTCGCCAGCGACGGGCCGGTGACCTGGACGGACGCCGCCGCATGAGCCGGGACGCCAGCATCTCCCTGATCTGGGGCGACAACGAATATCTGTTCCGTCTGCGGATCAAGGAGCTGCGCGAGCTGCAGGAAAAATGCGATGCAGGACCTTTTGAGATCCTGCAGCGCCTCCGCAGCGGTTTCTGGCGGATCGACGACATCCGCGAGACCCTGCGACTGGGTCTGATCGGCGGCGGATTGCAGGCAGAAAAAGCGCTGAAGCTCGTCATCCAGTATGTCGACGACTTCGCCGAGCGGCCGCTGCCGGAGAATGTGCCCCATGCCATGGCGGTGCTGGGCGCCGCGCTCTACGGGCCCGCCGACGAGGAAATGCCCGGGGGAAAAACGGAGACGGCGGGGGCCGAGAAGGAAGCGCACGGGACGGACGCTTCGCCTTCGCCGTCTTCTACGGCGCCGGCGCCGTCTTCGGACTGAGCGCGCGGCAGGTCGACGAGCTGAGCCTCTGGGAACTCGCGGTCCAGGTCGACGGCTGGAACCGCGCCCAGGGCGGCGACGAAAAAATCGAGCCGCCGACACCCGAAGAATATGAAGACATGGTGAGCCGCCTTCTCTGAGCGGCCGGACAAGCGCATGGCAACAGACGAAGAAACATTCGCCATCCAGCTCGAGGCCCGTATTCGGGAGTGGGAGCGCCAGCTTGCCCGTGCCGCCGGCACATGGGACAAGAAGGCTCGCCAGATCGAGCGCCGCCAGAAAGCCATGGAGCGGCGTTTCCAGCGCGGCTTCCAGAATATCGGCCGCAATCTCGTTCCCGCGCTGTCGGGCGTGGCGGCGGCGCTTTCCACCCGTGAAATCATCCGATATGGCGACGCCTGGACGACGGCCGGCAACAAGATCTCGGCAGCCGGCACGCCGCTGGAGGAACGCGCCACACGGCTGAAGCAGCTTGCCGATCTTGCCGTCGACACAAGGGGCGCTTTCGACGAAACGACGACCACCTTCGCCCGACTCGAGCGATCGACGCAGTCGCTCGGCAAGTCGGAAGAAGAGCTTCTGAAAATCACCGGCACGATCAATAAGGCCTTCGTGGTGGGCGGCGCGGCCGCCAGCGAACAGGCCGCCGGCATTCTGCAGCTTACCCAGGCGATCGCTTCCGGCTATCTGCAGGGCGACGAGCTGAGATCGGTGCGGGAAAACGCGCCCGTCATCGCGCAGGAAATCGCGAATGTGATGGGAACGACGCTTGGCGGGCTCAAGCAACTGGGCGCGGAAGGAAAGATCACAACCGAAAAGATCGTCCAGGCGCTGGAGCAGCTGGGACCGAAAGTGGAGGCGCAGTTCGCCAGGACGCAGGTGACGGTCGGGCAAGCGCTGCAGA